ACAGTAAAGGTAACAACATATTCTTTACTGCGCCTTTTACAGTAGACGACTTTGATGTAGCTAACGGTGCAGGTAGTATCAATGTAGGTACTGACGTTACAGGTTTAGCTGTCTTTCGTGATCAGCTTATAGTATTTACTACTAATAGTATTAGACGCTTAACAGGTAATACTTCTGCTGACTTTCAAATGTCACCTATTACAGATCGTATTGGCTGTATTAATGGTGATACTATTCAGGAAGTTGGTGGTGATATTATTTATCTAGCTCCTGATGGTCTACGCTTACTAAGTGCTACTGATCGTATCGGTGACTTTGCACTAGACGTTGCTTCAGATAAGATACAAAAAGATGCCGTAGACTTCCTAAACACTGCGTCAATCTTTTCTTCTGTAATACTTAGAGAAAAAGCTCAGTATCGTATCTTTGCTTACGTTTCGTCTGAGCGTAGTTCTACAGCTAAAGGCTTGCTTGCTACAAAGTTTATCTCCCAAGGTGCTTCAGGCTTATCTTGGGCTACGACTAAAGGTATCAAAGCATATGTGGCTGATAGTAGATATGCTAATGATCAAGAGACTATAGCGTTTGGTAACGATGATGGTTACATCTATATCTTAAATACAGGCAATACATTTGATTCAGGCATTATTGAAGCTATCTACGAATCACCCTTCATGCCTATCTCTGATCCACAGATACGTAAGACATTTTACAAGATGACTTTGTATGCTGAACCTACAGGTAATATGAATTTAGATGTTAACCTGAAGTATGACTTCGCATCAGCTACTAACACAAAGAAAGTACAACCTGCTACGTTTAACATCACTAGTACAGGTAATACAGTTTTCGAGTTAGGCTCATCTAATTCGATCTTTTATCAACTAAACGTGTGGAAAGATGAGACTGGGTTTACTGCACCTACAGCAGGTCAAACGGACTTCCTAATAGAAAAAGTAGAGTATGACGTAGGTACAGATGCAACACGAATAGTTGTATATAAAAACGGAACACTACAAACAGGTTATACTGTTTCTACATCTGCAACAACGGAAATAATAAAGGCTGCAGTAGTAAGCAACTTTAATGGCTCTATTGTTGTTATCTCACCTGCTGTCACAGCCACAGCGTATGACACTACAGTAGTTTTATCAAGTGGTGTTTTAGAAACAGATACAGTAGAGATATATGTATTACCTACTGATGGTGATGTAGATAGTGCTGCTACATACGGCGGTGAATTAGATACAGTATATAACTCTAATGTTATAGGCTCTGGTAAAACAGTAGCAATACGAATTGAAGACAGTTCAACAAACCCAACCTTTACGCTTGACACAGCGTTATTAGAATTTAGACAAAACGATAGGCAGTAATATGGCAGGCTATACACGTCAAGATACAGCAAACAACATTGCTAACGGTAACGTTATTGATGCAGATGATTTCGACGCAGAGTACAACGCTGTCGAAGCTGCCTTTAACGCATCATCAGGACACAAACACGATGGTACAGCAGGTGAAGGTGCGCCTATTACAAAGGTAGGCCCAAGCCAAGACCTTGTTGTAACTGCAACAAATGTTAATCCTAAGACAAATAACACACTAGACCTTGGTGTTTCAGGAGGTGTTAAGTTTAAGAATGGTTACTTTGAAGGTACTCTTGTAGGCGAGACAGCCGTTAAAGCTGGTACTAACCGATACATGACACTGACAGACAATGAGCTTGATGTATCTACTGGTGATCTTACCATTGATGTAGAGGGTGACATTGTTATTGACGCTAATGGCGGTGATATTACGTTAAAGGATGGCGGTACTACATTTGGTGGTATATCAAATTCTTCAGGTCAGACAGTAATTAAGTCAGGCTCTACCCCTGCTGTTGCTGTTGTGCTGTCAGATGCAAATGCTACGATTGCAGGTACTTTAGACGTAACAGGTAACACTAATTTCAACAGCACTACTGCTAGTACTACTACAACTACAGGTGCTGTTATTGTTGATGGTGGTGTCGGTATCGCCGGGAATGTCAACATTGGTGGTGACCTAAAAGTATCAGGTACAGGTAAAAACATTACAGGAAACTTGATTGGTGACGTAAAGGCAGCAAACGGTGCTAGCGTTCTTGATAGTGGTACTGATGGCACAGATGCTACATTCACAGGTAACTCAGATACAGCTAGTACATGGGAAACTTCACGTGAGATTGCACTCACAGGAGATGTCACAGGCTCTGTAACAGGTGTTAATGGCGGTGGTGACATTAGTATTGCCACTACTATGGCTGCAGATCATGTAGCAAGCCTTGTAGCAGGTACAGGTGTTACACTTGCAGATAACTCAGGAGCGGGTGCTACCCCTACTATTTCTATTGGTCAAGCCGTTGCTACAGATTCAAACGTTCAATTTAACAATGTTACTGTTGATGGTAACCTAACTGTAGGAGGCACAACTACTACAGTTAATAGTACTACTGTGACTGTTGATGATCCTGTCTTTACTCTAGGTGGTGACACAGCCCCAATATCGGACGACAATAAAGATCGTGGTATTGAGTTTAACTGGCATAACGGTACAGATGCTAAAGTAGGCTTCTTTGGCTTCGATGACAGTGAAGGTAAGTTTACCTTTATTCCAGATGCAACTAATGCAAGTGAAGTATTCTCAGGTGACGCAGGTACTATCGTAGCTAACCTTGAGGGTACTGCTAGTGTAGCTAGTTCTGCTTCATCCACAGGGGACTTTACCGTAGATTCAGGTGAAGATATTATTTTAGACGCTGCAGGTGAGCAAGTTTATTTCAAGAAAGACGGAACTACTAGTTTAACCTTTAACTTGGATGCAACACCTTCTATTGCAGCTACAGGTGCTCTTGAAATATCTTCAAATAGCTCAATAACTGCAACTACAGGTAGTGCTATAGTAATAGATGCCACAGGTACTTCTGCTGCATCTTCTATTAGATTAAACTCAGGTTCAGGTGTTACTAGGTTCGGAACCTCTGGCTTAGAGACTTTCCGTATTGAGCAGGGGACAGCTTATGGTGGTCCTATTAAACTTTATGCTACTCATCACATCACAGGAACTTTAGAAGAACAAATAAGATTAACCAATTATGGCGTTAATGTTATAGAAGGTTTGCGTGTGGGTGATACCACACAACCCACAGATAATGATATTTATGCTGTAGCTGACATTGAAGCAGGTAATGATCTTACTGCAGGAAATGATGTCGTCGTATCAAACGATATTAGGATGACTGCTGGTGTATCTGATTGGAAGTTTGAAGTAGGTGCATCTAATGAAGTTCTTATCTCCTACGGCGGGACTAATATGTTCAAGCTAGACTCTTCTGGCAACCTAACAGTACGTGGAAATGTAACAGCATTTGATACGAGTTTATAATGGTTTTACCTAATGATGACATACACGGCTTTGATACTGAGGTTTCTAATTATACCTCAGACATTCTAAACGTTGTTGACGGAAATCCCCCAAATAATTTTGCTGACGCAGGTACTACTACATTAAGCACAGGTTATGCTTTCTGTGACCTTAATCTTAGTGGTACTGTTACTGAGGGTGATGCAACTGATGCTCTAAAACACAGGTTAGAGCTTACTGAAATTGAGCCAACAGATGCTAACTGGGATCACTTTTTAGAAGTGCTAAGTTACTACGACGAGGAGTCCACGCCGGGGACACTAAGTAAGACCTCTAATAATGGCCCTTGTATGTCCCTACGCCGTATCAGAAATGAGTTTAATTCTGGCGACACTAACCCTATTAGCTTTTCAGATTTTTACCGTGCTGGTCCTTACGTAACGGAGAATAATACAGGCGTACCTGAGACTGGTGCTATAGACTTTCAGGATTTCTATGGTACAAGTAAGCAGTTTAGTTTTACTATTTCTACAGATACTCAAGAGGCTGACTTAGGTACTTTAGCTACTGCTGCGGGATGGGATGGTACGGAACCTCTAAGTGTTACTATTGCTTCTGGGGTATACCTATGGTCAGACAATACTGCAGTAGGTGGTTTGACTATTCCAAGCAGTATGAATGGAAAACTTACCCTTGTAAACAATGGATATATAATTGGTCGTGGGGGTGACAGCGGCGGTAATGATGGCGGTCCTGCTCTAGTTAATAATGCTACTGGCGTTACTCTAACAAATGAAGAAGATGCATATATTGCTGGAGGCGGCGGTGGTGGTGGTACAACCGTAGGCGGCGGCGGTGCGGGTGGGGGCGACTCTATTAGTACTTATGGAACTAAATACGGCGGTGCAATCGGTCAACCCGGTCAGGTAGGCAATGGTGGCGGTAACGCTTATCACGGTGGTTCAGGCGGTAACTTTAGAAACAATTCTGGTAGTGATTTTGAAAACCCAGTCGGATCAGGCGGTGGTCGTATCCTAAGCAGTGTACTCGCAGACGGTGGTGGTATATGCGACATAGGAGCATTCGGCTATGGTGCTGGTGCTGGTGGTATCGGTAATAACCCCGGCGGTACAGGCTGTAGTAATGGTACAGGCGGCGGTGGCGGCTGGGGTGCGGCTGGCGGTGACAGTGGCGGTGCAGGTGGTGCAGCTATTTCTGGTACAGCCATTGCAACATACACTAACTACGGCACAGTTTATGGGTCAGTAGCATGAGTATAAACTTGACACCAGAAGAGCTAGAAGCTATGCTTGATCGTGCAGCTAGACGTGGTGCTAGAGAAGCACTCAAGTCGCTTGGCTTACAAGATGATGACGCACATAAAGACTTACATGAGATGCGTACTCTACTCGAAGCTTATCGTGATACAAAGAAAAGCATTTGGACAACAGTAGTAAGAATATCAACAGTAGCATTGCTATCATTCATAGCTGCATCTGTGTGGATGCAAATAGGGAATAAATAATTATGGCTAAACGATTTGCAGGGTTTACCCCAGAACAGCTAGGTAAGATTGTACCTGAGATGCAAGGTATGCAAGGTGATGAAAAAGCTAC